CAAACGACTCCGACCACCTCTACATAGCGTGGAAGGGGGTTACGTCGGGCTCCTATAAACAGATAGAGATTGGCCTGAGGCCCATCTATCGGACGGGGTCGCTGGCGTCGATGTCGCTTGAGTTTTTTGACCACGAGGGGAACTCCCTTGGGTCGCTCGCTGCCAGCGCGACGGTTGCAGACGCCCTCCAGGGGGCGGTCGAGGCTCCTGGGAACGTTGTTGGCTTGTGGTCTGCAAAGAACATCGCCAACGGGGCGCTCTCAAGCGGCGACACGAGCCTTCGGAACATTTACGCATCCGCACCCTACGCAGACGACCTGAAGGCGTACAGCAACGGGAGTTCGGCTGGAACGGGCCGTGCCTCGTACACGCCAACGGTCCAGGCAACTGCGTTCTCTGCTGGCACCATTTCCAAAGAGGTCTATGTAGACATCCCCGCATCTGCGGCGAAGATAACCTGGCCGAATACGGCTTGGTCGTCTCCCGGAGATACGTCTCTTCTCGACTCGCTTGGGACGAACGACAACGGCGGGATTGCGACGGACATGGCAGCCTTCTTCATGGTTGTGAAGAATGACAAGTGGTCAGCCGCTAACAACCACGTTACCGCCTGGAACGAGATGTACACAGCGGGCGGTCCCAACATCGGGGTCTACACCTCCAACGGCAACAAGTACGAGGTTCGCACTGAGTTGAAGGACACGACGACCAATCGCGGCTACGCTCGCGTTGGTTTTGAGGTGAACGGAAACCAGAGGTCCAGCGGCACCTATGTTGGCGTAAATACGTACTTCACCATTGCCTCAATGCAGTACGCGCCAGGAAGCACCTACTTCAACATTTGGGTGTCTGAGGTTGGGCAGCCGTTTGGAAGCATCTGGAATATGTCGCCACAGTGGGACATGAACACCGTTGTTCCAAGCAACATGAAAAGCTGGGGCATCTGGAGTTACGGAAACGGTGGCAACTCTGTTAGCGCAACGAGGCTCAGCGTTTGCGCTGTGGCTGGTTGGAGCGTTGGCTGGGACGAGGCGGCGACCAACCACTTCGCTACCATGCACGCCCAGGTAACGTAACAGTGGGTCTTGAGCACCTTGGAGATGCCGGCATAGGCATCGTTGCAGCGGTCCTTATTATCCGTGAGGTAATGGGATACCTGAAAGCTCGCGAGCAAACTTCCGCGATTACAGCAGACGACGGCGACTGCGACGAGGCCATTGGAAAGCTCAACAAGATCGACGACAAGGTTGACGACATACAGTCTGGCGTTGCTGACCTTCGCGGAGCTACCGTCCAGATGAGCGCCATCCTGTCCAAGACAGACCCTGACGGGCTTCCCCTCTGCTATTCACCGAGAAGCCTTACGACTAGCCTTACTGCCCTTTCTAGCTCTGTAGAGAAGCTAGGCGATAAGATTGACCGAGGCTCCTAGTGGACCTCTTCTTCCAGTCTTGGCCTGTCGTTACTTCAGCCATAGCTGGCGTTGTGGCTGGCAGTCTCTGGGCAGCGAAGGTCTACTTCATGCTTCAGACGATTCTCTCTAAGCTCGACACGGTAGAGAAGAACATCTCTACGCACAGGCACGATGACGGCGGCTCTGTGCTTATCCCTGCGAGGTAGTTGTGCCCAAGTTCAGCCAGAGAAGCAAAGATAGGCTTAACACTTGCCATAGTGACCTTGTGAAGGTGTTCACGGAAGTAGTGAAGTATTACGACTGCACCGTTATTGAGGGACAGAGATCGCCAGAGCGGCAGGCTGAGCTTGTAAGGCAGGGCAAGAGCAAGACGCTTAAGTCAAAGCACTTAGTCACTCCGCTGTCTTTTGCTGTAGACGTTGTCCCTTATCCAATCGAGTGGAACCGAAGGGGCCAGCAGAGGATGCGACACTTCGCTGGCTTTGTGTTTGGCATTGCTTCACAGATGGGCGTCAACCTCAAATGGGGGGGAGATTGGGATGGGGATGTTTGGACTAAGCGGGATGGTCTCGCGGACCAGTCATTTATGGATCTTCCCCACTACGAGTTGAAACAATGACTTCAAGAGCACACAGGAGCCTTACCTCTGCCGGTATTCTGGGCGTAGTGATAGCTGTTCTCGGCTATCACATGATCTCTGATACTCCAGAGCCTGCACCCGTGGTAGATGATGACGACAGCGCGGATGACGACGACGACAGTGCGCCGTTTTCCAACCTTCCTCCAATACCAAAGGACAAGCCATGACCCTTCCAGAAATGAATCCCAAGCTAAAGAGCCGTAAGCTTATTTTGTCCCTGCTTGCGGCAGTGGCTCCAATTATCTGCTCATACCTTAGTGACGACGTAAGTCTTCACGATGCGATGAAGCTCTCTGTTACCGCAGTCATTGGCTATTGCGTGTCTCAGGGCTGGGTAGATGCGAGCGCAGTAAAGGAAAAGACCGACTCTGATGAGTAGCAGTAGCAAACGACTCGCCCGCAAGAAGCAGGCGGCAGAGGTTCTAGAGGCTCACACCGGGCCCGTCATGGAGATGCTTGCATCTGTTGTTGGCGAATTGTCTGAAGAGTGCGAGGGCCTATCTACCTTTGAGGCAGACCTGCAATACGCAGGAGAGCTTAGCTACAGGCTAGACAAGGCGATTCAGTTGGGCGACCCGATAGCTGAGGCGCTCGACGGAATCATTACTTTCTTTGTTGCCTTGGCTGCCATTGGAATCTGGCGAGCGGTTGCGCGTAAGGACAAGCTTAGGGGGGCTAAGCTAGACAGGCTTAAGAGTAGGCTTGTTGAGCGGGGACCGAAGATGGCTCCTGCTGTGCGTAAGAGAATTCAGCGTAGAATATCTCGACTAGAGAGAGCGGCTTCTGCATAGCTAAATGCTAGTGTTTCAGATGGAGTAGTTAGATGGCCCATACCCAGCAACTAGTTAACCCTGTTGGCAATGTTCTAATAAAGTTCTCGCAGGCATACCCAGGAAAGGGAGTCCCGCTTACTGTTTCTGAGGTAGACATTACGAGCACCCTTACGCACCTTGTTGCTGTGGAGATAGACAACAGGGGTAACGGGGCTCACGACGCTTACCTTCGGTTGTGGACTGCTAATCCAGCCACGATAGCAACGCTTACCAACCTAGATTTTATCTTCAAGGCCCCAATGGGCACGAAACTTCAGTACACAATTAACCCGAAGGTGCCGTTGCAAGGGTCAGTCCTGTATGGCGTGATAACCACGGAAGCTGACCTGGGTATTGCTGTGCCAGATGCGCCAGTAAACACAGTAACAGCGAACATAATGGCATGTACGTAGGAGTAGAAGCGTGGCAACTACATCTTCACCACAAACAACAGACCTACAAACATATATTCTTAGGGCAGAAGACCTTGACCATAACGGTGAGGTAGATGTCCTTGGAACACCGGCAGTTATCTACGCTTTTGAGATAGATAACGAATCTCTCGGGTCCTCATTCCTCGCTGTGTGGAATTCTGGTTACATTGACTGGACCGCGCCAGAGGTGCTGTTCAGGGCCACAAGCACCACTCATTTTGTTATCCACGTAGACAATGACTTCACGTTTAACGAGGCCGTTTCAATTGCTCAAGCAAATATAAACACTGGAGCCGCATCGGTAGTGGATGTTGACGTAAGTATTTTCGCTAAAAGATTCCCAGGATAGTTCGCCCGCAGCTAAGCGCCCTCCCCGGCTTAAGGCTGCGTCTTGAAGAGCGTCAGCGCACCCCCTCGTCGCTGGCGCTCTTCTATTTCCTGTAATACGAGCCTCGCCTTTTGTTAGCTGGAGGTATGCCTGCCTTGGTTCTCCAGTATTGGATGCGAGCAACTGTTACATCTAAGAGGGCTGCAAGGTCTTGGTCATTCATGCGCGGGTACAGGAGGAGAGCGTCCCCTATAGCCCACCCTACTGTTGGGTAAACGTGTCCGTTCCAGCGTATCGACTGCGGCCTGCGTCCCATTATCCTGTTTTCTCCGTTGGTTGAAGGTTAAGTGCCGGTTTGAGTCCCTTCTAAGCAGGGCTCCGTTCTCCACCACCGGCAGGTATAGACCTGAATCCTTTACATAAGCGGGTAACCGCCTGCGCCCCCAGACTACGGGCCTAAGTTGGAGTGGGGCGCGTAATCAGAACAAGTCGTCAACGTCAACTTCGTCGTCGTTATCCTTGCCTTCAGACTCAGGCTCCTTCGGCGCTTCCTTCTTAACTGGTGCGCCGTTAATCACCTTGTCTACGTAGACATTCACGTAGTCCTTACCCTTGCTGTTCTTTGTCTTCTGGGTGATCTGGACTTCCCTGCCAACAAGAAGGCCACGGACAACTCCAGTCCTGCCGCTCTCTTCGTCGTACAGTTCTTCCCAACCAGGCGTTTTGCCAATCACCCGACTGATGCTGCGCTTGATGAACTTGACCGAGTAAGGACTAACAGACGAGAAGCTCTGCAACTGAGCGCCAGCAGCAGCGCCGTCTGTGACCTCAAACCACCAGCTAACGTAGAAGTCTCCCTTCTCGTCGCTGAAGACGCTGAAGTCCGTTACAGCAGCCTTGTAAGTGCCGTCCTTGATGTGGTCCATCTCACGACGACTCCCACCGGAGTCCTCGTCTGCGTCCACGCTGTCAAACATATCCTTGATTGATCCCATTACTTGTTCTCCTTGCTAAAGCTGTCCTTAAAGGCGTTACGGAGGTCCTTGAACGTCATGCCCAGAGTCTCTGGAAGCATCGCCCCCTCTTGTCCACGAGCCTTTGCCTCAATGCGCTCGCGCTTGTTCTCTACAGGCTGCGTTCTAAGCAGCCGCTTATTGTCTTCTGTCATTTCGCACCGCAGGATGAAGTCCATAGCGGAGTGAAGCGTTGCTCTTGCGCTGCGAGGAAGTGCCGTACTTACACGGTGCCGGCCAGTTGCAACGTCCCTGGAGCCAAGACGCTCCATGATTTCCTCACGCTTCTCATGCCCGATGAAGATCGTACACATGGGAAGACCGCGAAGCTGTGCGATCATGTTCGTCCACTCTCGGTCAACGGCTCGCCAGCCGCGACCCCAGTCGCCGTCAGCAACATCTACCCAACCGTTTGACTCGCATACGTGGGTAGCGCATAGGTTGTAAGCGATGTCCACGGTGTCGAGAACCACAGTCTTGTAGTTGTGCTTCTCTTCCTTAAGCGCCCCGATTACAAGCTTCATGTCCTGCCAGCTACTGACAGGAACAGACGCTGCGAGCATGGCTGAAGTACCAGGCTCGGTTGAGATGAAAACAGGGCTCGGAAACTGGTTGCCAAGCGTCGTCTTTCCAACGCCAGGTTCCCCGTAAAAGTGCCATGAGTAGTCGGCCATCCTCGCGCTAGGCGGCGATGGCTTGTCAGGAAGGATTGCCATTTGTATTGCTCCTTAGTTCTCTGTGTTTTGTGTCTAGCTTTCTGAACGCATCCTCGCCCACGGCTCCAACGCAAAGGTCGAAGTATGGGCAGCGTCCCCGGCTCAGACAGCTACCTGTGTTTTGAATTGCTGGCAGTTGTTCGTTCTTGATTTGAAGCATCCGTGAGTGAATGGCCCATGCCTGTCTTTGCCATCGCTCAAGGTGCTCGTCTGTTCTCGTTACGATTGTTTGAAAGAAGTAATGCTCTGGTCTTTCTACGTAGTCGGCCCTCACTCTCTCTGCGAACTCGCCTACGGTTTCTCCCTTTCGTTGTCTGATGGTTGGCTTCTTTACGATTCGATAGTCCGTCTTCCTAATTGGTGACTTGAACTTGACGCTGCCTGCCCAGTTGTATGTGCTGACCTGAAAGTCAATCTCAAGCCTCTCCATGTAGTCGCGGTTGACCATTGAGGCTGTCTTCCACTCACCAAGGATCACCTCTCCTGGGTAGTCTGGATGGTCACCATCCCAGACACCGTCGAAGACTCCGCTGAGCCTGTGTCGCTTGCTGGCGTTGCCTGTGTCTGGGTGCCTAAGGGCTACCTCAAACTGGACCTCATGCTGCTTGGGCCAGTTGGTCCAGTGCCTTAGCGCACCCTCAACCATCGCAGTAACGATGGCCTCCCTTATCCTTACGGCGTCTTCCTCAAACCTGTCCCAGACCGGCTCTCCACCACGAAGAACCTCAAGCGCAGCATCGACAGAGCCAGCTTCTATCCCTGCATGGAAGGCGCTTCCCATGCTTAGTGCAGGGTGCTCTTCAAACGGAGTGAGCCGCTTGTTGTATCGGAGGTCGTGACGATGTTCGCACCTACTAAACGTCGTCAGTTCTGATTGGGTGATTAGCTCTTGCATTTCTATGCACCGTTTCTGTGAATGATGGGATTCCTCTTGCCTTGCGCACCTTTGATACGTTCTGTCTGCTGCATCCAATTCGCTCTGCCATGATCGTGTCTGGCACCAGGCCAAGGTCGGCCCACTCTGGCCCCAGAACCTCTGGCTTTGGGCGAGCATGTCCTCGCTTTCTTATCGCCGTGTGCTCTCTAATTCTCCTAGTTATTGTTGTCCTTGAGACGCCAGCCATTGTCGCAAGAGTCTCAAGATTTACTCCCTCTTTGTATAAAGCTACGAACTCTGTGATATCCACGGTCAATCCTTTCCTTGGAGCCCCCCACGGCACCGCTGACAATATCAGCGATGGCGCAGGGGGTCAACCTCCAAAAGTTATGCCGCGATCTCTCGCAGAATGTCGGTGCCTCGCTGGATGAAATCGTTTCCAGTGCCCAGGAGCAGCGATTCAAACCGCTTGTCCTGAGAGCCGC